GGTGGGGCCGGTCACGGTCGAGGCAGCGCCCTGGCTGCCGGTTGGCCCGGTACTGCCCGTCGACGCCGCGCCTGCCGCCCCAGACGGACCCGTTGGCCCAGCGACGCCGGTCGGCCCGGTCACCGTCGAGGCGGCACCGACTGCCCCTGTTGCACCCGTGACACCTGTCGGTCCAGGCTCGCCTTGAGGACCGATCTCGATCCACACGCCGCCGTAGGAGAGGTAATACTGCCCGCTCGCGGTGTCGAGCCAGATCCAACCGTTTGCTGCGCCTGCGGGCGCATTTGGCCCCGTGGCAAAAAACGGGAACACGCCCGTCGCGCCGGATGGCCCAGTTGATCCGACGCCGGCTGGCCCGGTGATTCCGGTTGGCCCTGTCACGCCGATGCCCGACGGCCCGGTGCTGCCGCTGGGCCCGGTCGGCCCGGCAATGCCTGTTGGCCCTGTCGGGCCGGCAACTGTGCTGACTGGACCCGTCGCGCCTTGATGCCCGGTCGGCCCGGTCACGGTCGAGGCCGGGCCAGTATTGCCTGTCGGCCCGGCTGTTCCGGTTGGCCCGGTAACGCTCGATGCCGCCCCCGTCGCTCCTGTCGGGCCTTGCTCGCCTTGCGGACCGATCTCGAGCCACACGCCGTTGTACAAGACGTAGTATTTGCCCGAGCTCGTGTCGAGCCAGACAGCCCCAGTCGGACTCGCAGGCGGCGCTGTCGGACCAGTTGCGCTAAACGGATACACGTTCGCCGCGCCGGTCGGCCCGGTCACAGAGGGCCCCGTGATTCCTGGCGGCCCGGTGGGCCCCGTCACGGTGGATGCCGCCCCCGTCGCTCCTGTCACCGACGGCCCCGTAGCGCCCGTGGGCCCCGTGACCGTAGAAGCAGCCCCCGTGCTGCCAGTCGGCCCCGTCACGGTGGACGCCGCGCCAACAGACCCCGTCGGCCCGGTCACGGTCGACGCGGCACCCGTCGGACCCAGGCTGCCGGTAGGCCCAGTGATTCCGGTTGGCCCGGTGACGCTCGACGCCGCGCCCGTGCTGCCCGTCGCGCCGGTTACGCCCGTCGGGCCTTGCACGGGCTGCGTGCCGATTTCAATCCACTGCTCGCCATACAAGACGTAGTAGCGGCCGCTGGTCGTGTCGAGCCACGCAGCGCCGGTGGGCGCTGTCGGTGCTGTTGGTCCGGTGGCGACGAACGGAAACACCCCGGAGGGGCCGGTCGGCCCCGATGGACCCGTCAGGCCGGGAGCGGTCGAGGCCGCGCCGGTTGGCCCGGTAGCGCCTGATCCTGTCGGCCCGGTCGGGCCTGGCGTGCTCGACACGGCACCCGTCGGCCCGGTGACCGTAGACGCGGGCCCCGTGGGCCCGGTGGCGGTCTGGCCGACTTCAGCCAGCGTGCGATTGGCGCGGATCACGTACACCGTGACCACGCCGCCTTGGTTGACCGCGATCACCTGCCCGACGTAGGCGCTGCCGCTGGTGTTGGAAGCGTAGGTCTGGGCCGCCGTCAGCGAATTGAACACCGCCGTGGAGTCGAGCGGAAACGCCCCCAAGCGCTGAAAGCCCAGCGGTGTCGGCAGTGGCGTGCTCATGTCGCTGGCACCGTGAACAGGAGTCGGTAGGTGGCCGCCGCACCGAATCCGGTGCCGGTCGTGTACGAGTACACGGTGTACGCGACGGGCGAGAAGTCGCCGACGCCTCCGATCGTCGGTGCCGGGTCAAGCAGCGTGAACGTGTTGCCGACGAAGCCGTTGAGCTCGACGTAGAAGATCGAGTTGTTGCTGAGCGTCACGCCCGTGCTCGAGGGCCACGCGATCACGATCCGCCTGGCACCCTGCGGCACCGCCAGCTCCAAACCAGACGCGATCGAATAGACCGCGGAATTGTGTGCGGCGACGTAGTCGGCCCGTGCGGTCGGGATCGCGGTCTCGGCGTCCGCCCAATAAAACACCCGCCGCCTGGGCGTCACGCTCACGGTGCCGATCACCGAGCCTGCGGCGATGCGGCCGGTGGCGTCGTTGTTGCCCAGGTTGTCCTGCTTGAGCGGCCCCTGGCCGTGGTCGACCGTGGCGTGGTACTGCACGGCCGTCGTCAGCTGATACGACGAGTCGGTGAACGCCGCCGGCGAGGATGTCGTGTAGATGATCGAGCCGCCGGCTCCGGGCTTGCGGAGCGTGTAGGCGGTTGCCGCGCCGGCGTCCCGCTGCTGCCAGTTGGGCGTGATCGTCGGCGTCACGGTCGTGCCGATTTCGACCGTGCCCACGGTGCTTGAAAGCGCGAGCGTGGGGGCCAGGTACGTGGGCGGCACGACGCTCTGGAGCATGTTGCGGATGATGGTCTCGATGGGCGTGCCGGCGTTGATGACGGTGCCGTCGGAGTACGAGCCCTGCGTCACAGACCGCACGGTGAACGTGGTCTGCAGGTTGCTCGGTCCGGTGGGTCCGACGCTTCCCGTGGCTCCCTGAGCGCCGGTCGCGCCTGCCCCGGTGGGCCCCGTGGCTCCGGCCGCCCCGGCCGCTCCCGTCGGGCCTGGCGTGGTGGAAGCCGCGCCGGTCGGCCCGGTCACGGTGGCGGCCGCGCCGGTGGGTCCGACGCCCCCGGTGGGTCCGACGCTGCCCGTTGGCCCGGTGACTGTGGACGCTGCGCCGGTGCTGCCCGTGGCTCCCGTGGGGCCTTCGACCGGTTGCGTGCCGATCTCGATCCACTGGCCGCCGTAGAGGACGTAGTAGCGGCCGTTCGTGGTGTCGAGCCACGCCGCGCCGGTGGGTGCTGTTGGTGCTGTGGGTCCAGTGGCGACGAACGGAAAGACGCCTGACGGTCCTGTGGGTCCGACGATCGACGGACCGGTGCTGCCCGTCGGCCCGGTGACGGTGCTGGCTTGGCCTGGGGAGCCGGTTGGCCCGGTCAGGCCGGGGACTGTGCTTGGGGCACCGGTTGGCCCTGTCGGTCCGCCTGCTGGTCCGGTGGGGCCGCCGACGCCGGCAGCCTGGAAGTAGCCGGCGATCTGCGACACGCTCACGCGCCGGGTGGCGGTGCTGCTCGACAGGATCAGCAGGTCGGTGCCGGTGACGCCCGTGACGGCCGGCAGCTGGTCGACGCGCTTCTGGAGTGGCACGGCCGGTGCTCCTATGCCACGAGAGGCACGACGATCTCGTCACCCTGCTCGGTGATGATGTACGTCACGTCCTTGTCGACCCGCTTGGTGTGCACGCGGCAGATCAACTCGAACGCATCCGCAAAATGAAACACGGGCACGCCTCGCGGTGCCGTCACCTCGTACATGGTGGCGACGCCGTCCGCGGCCTCCTCGACGATCACGTCGCCACGCTGCGGCTCCCCGTAGGGTAGCTCGGTCGTCTTGACGAGATAGTCGCGGCTTTCCCAGTTCTCGATCACGCCGTTTTGGTTCTGCGATTCAAACGTCGACCGCCCCACGGTCGCCATGATCTGGGCGGTGCCATTGCCGCGCTTGTACGCGACGTTGACGCCGGCGGATGCGGCCAGCCTGTCGGCCAGCCACGATGCGCCGCTGCGGATCATGTCGGGCATGGGACAACCTCGCTCCACCGCAACGCCCCGGCGGCGCGCCTGGTTGGCTGGCGCGCCTGCCGGGGGTTGCGTGGGATCTGGGCGACGATCAGCCGTTGAGCAGCACGTGCACGGTCGTGTCGGCCGCCAGCCGGGCCTTGGCGAGCTTGCCGGCGGCGGTCCCGGTCGAGGCATGCGCCACGCCGGAAGTCGCGTACCAGTTGATCGCCGAGCCCTGGGCACCGGTCGCACCGGACGCGCACGGCATCTCCCAGACACCGTCGACGGCCAGCGAGCCGAGCGTGTTGGCCGCGATCGGGCGGGGAGCCACGCCCACGAGCGAGCCGATCACGAGCACCTCGCATGCCGCCACGATCGTGGCGGGCGTGTAGTCGAGCAGGTCACCGTTTTGCACATAGGAAGCCATCGGTCACACCTCACGGAAAAAAGGGTTTGGGTCGGTCAGGCCGCCGGGCGCGGCTTTTCACCACGCCCGGCGGCTGCGGTTATCAGGTGCTCGAGTCGCACTTCACGCCGGCGAGGTACTCGGCCTTGGCCACGCCAAAGTCGAAGTAGCCACGCATCTGCACGCCGAGCGTGTTGAAGTCGGCCTCGGCCGTCTCCACGATCGGGCTTTGCACGCCGTTGAGGAACGCCACCTCCATCACCGGCAGGTCGGCCGGCGAGGCGAGGAGGTAGTAGTCCGTGGTGTTGGTCAGGTAGGTCGACGCGACCACCTGATAACGCCCGGCGAGCACGTTGCGATCCGGCTGCCCGCTGGCGGCACCGCTCTGGATGAGCGTGCTGCCCATCAGCTCGGCCCCCGTCAGCTCGAGATCCACAGGCACGAGCAGGATCCGCGGCTCGACCGCGACGGGGTTGCCGTCGGGATCCTTGAGCTTGCGGAACTTCGTGGCCAGCGCCTTGAGGTTCGCAAGGTTGAGTGCCAGCGAGCCCGACGACAGGTTGTTGCGGCCGCTCGTGAAGAACGAGGCGTCGTCCACGAAGTCCGCCCAGAACACGTCGTTGAGCTTCAGGGCACCGCCGCGGCCGATCCGCTGCGGGACAGCCGTCAGGGCACCCAGGTCGTCGTTGATCAGGTCCGTACGGGTGACGCTCGTCATGATCCCGTAGGTGTCGGCACTGATCGTCCGCGACTCGTCGCTCGCCGCCGCGTTCTTGAGCTCGCCGCCGTTGGGCACCTTGTCGAACTTGAAGCCGCCGTTGAGCCGGTAGCTCGTCAGCGTCTTGAAGTCGTTGACACTGCGGACCGTCGAGATCTGCCGCCACGCCGACTCGACCGAGTCGAACCCGGACAGCAGGAACTTGTTGACGGTGCTCGACAGGATGTTGGCGATCGAGTGGGTCGCCCACGCGGCCGCCAGGATCGGACGCAGCGTGGCCGCGTTGATCTTCCGGCTACCGGAGTAGCCGTTGGCCATCGCCGCCTGCACGATCACCTCGCCCAGCGACAGCTCGCGGCGGGCCTTGTCGGCCGCCTCGAGGGTCTTGTGGTCGTAGTGCTTCTCGACGTTCGGCAGGCCGCCCTGCAGCGCGAACGACGCCTCGATCACCTCGGCCGTCGGGGCGGTGTGCGCCACTACGTGCACAGCCGGAGCCGCGGGCCGCTCGTCACGGGTCGCGTTGAGCTTCTGCATGTCTTCGACTTTCTTGGTGAGGATCTCGACCTTGGCCTTGAGCTCGTCGTTGGCCTCGATCTTCGGGCTCTCCACGGCGACCTCCGCCGTGGCCGCCACGACCGGGGTCGTCTCGACCTCGTCCGTGGGCTTCTGGGTGGCGTCAGCCGCCATGGAAACCTCCTCGACAGCCTCTTCGGCCGCGATGGCGACGCTGGTCTCCGCGTCAGCGCCCAGGGTGACAAACGAAACCTCGCGGAGAGACGAGGCTTTGACGACGCGGACAGGACCGACGTGGTTCTGGCCGTTGACGGTGACGACGCCCTCGGCGTCGATCTTCTGGTGACGGCGCACGTCGGCACCGACCGACGCCTGCCAGGCGTATCCACGCTCGGCGAGCGCGAGCACCTGGCGGGCGGTCTCGGTGTCGGCGAGGATTTCGCCCTCGACGATCAGCTTGCCAGCCTCGACGCGGACCGCATCGGTCTGCCCAAGGATGGAGCCGAGTTGATAGTCGTGCCCCAGGACGATGGGCAGTTTCTGCTTGAACTGCATGCCGGCCAGGTCGATCACGACCGGCTCGCGGCTCCACCCCTGGCGGATCTGCGATCCCGTATACGCCTCGATGGTGAACCGCCGCGGCCCGGCGGCGGCCTCGCCATCGGCGGCCTGCAGGAACGTCACCTGCGTGTCGAGCGTGATCTGGTTCACGCGGGCACCTCCTGGTCTGGGGTCGGGGCAGACGGCTGCGGCTGCGGCTGCGGCGGCTCTGCCATCTGCAGGCCGAGTTCTTCCATCAGGGCACGCTCGGCCGCGATCTGCCGCAGCTCGACGTCCCACTGCTTGCCCTGGCGGGCGTATTCACTGGCAAGCGTCGTGGTCAGCGTCCGCAGCCGCGTCTCGGCGGCAGACGCTTCCTTTGCTGGATCGACGTGGTCTTTGCCGTCCCACTGCCACGCCCAGTTCCATTCGGAGAACGGCGGCACGCCCTCGGGCAGCACGCCGGCCAGGCTGGCCTCGTTGACCCACGCGGAGAGCACGCGGTCGAGCATCACCCGCTCGAGCTGGTCGCGGTCGACCCGCTCGTGCATGCCGGAAATCTGCCAGTCCATCCGGCTGGAGGCGTAGTTGTATCCCGACGAATTGAGCGCCGCCACGTTGAACGGGATCTGCATGCAGCGGGCGATCTCGTTGAGGATCTGGTTGACAAACGCCGGGTATTGCGTCGTGGGCTGCTCGGCCTTGAGCTGGCTGATGTCCCAGCCCTCGGGCAGCGTGACCATCGACCGCTTTTCGATGGGCATCTCCGCAAACGCCTCGACCTCGTCGACCTCGGCCGCAGGGGAGCTCGAGTGGATGAACGCCGCGAAGTCCGCGGCCGTCTCGGCGGCGGCGATCACCGCGTCGGTGTAGCGCCGCAGTTGGCCGAAGAGCTTGAGCGCGGGGGCCACCTCGGGCACGCCGCGGTTCTGGCCCGCACGCTGCCGGCGGAACCAGTGGATCATCTGCCCTGCCGGCACACGCTGAAATTCCAGGTTGTTGACGCGGTAGTTCGACCCCGGGTGAAAATTCAGCACGAGGTAGGCCACGACGTTGCCGACCGTGTCGAACTCCATCCCGTCGACCACGTTGCCCTCGGGCGTGATCGTCTGGCTCATGAGCTCGGTCGGCGTGGCGATCATCTCGGCTTCGACGAGCCGCAGGTCGAGCTGCACGCCGGGGAGCCTCGGATTGGAGATCATGAGCGCGAAGGCTTCGCCGTCGACGACGATGGCCTCGCGCATCGTGCGGAGCTTGCCGGGCAGGTCGATCTGCCATCCCCAGTCGAAGAACAGCCGCTCCACCTGGCGGTCGAGCTCGACCGATCCGGTGTCCAGCTGCAGACGCGGCCCTGTGCCGATCAGCGACGCGGCGACGCTGCCCGAGATGCCTGCCAGCCACGAGTTGTTGGCACGCTCGTAGCGGGCGCGGTTGCGCAGGGTGCGCCGCACCATCGGCGACAGCGTGGCGTCGGCCGCGAAGGCGTCGGCGTTTGCCCAGTGCCGGTGGTCGTC